AAAACGAAAAAAAAGGCAATGGAACCAAGATGATTTTTAATGAAAGCGCAGGTAGAAAACGCAAAACGAGAAAATCAAATAGTAAAAACAGAGTATCGCATCGCAAATCGCGTCGCGCATAAATAGCAGCAAATTAAATTGTAGGAAATAACATATTCACTGAACAATATTCTATTTTTCAGTGAAATGAAAGTATCAAAAATCGCATTTAGCGACGAGAATTTTTACGATGTTTACGACTCGCTTTACGGCTAGATTTGCGATTCTTACGATGTGCTCTGCGGCTGCGTCCCCCCTTTTGGTTATCTGTACGGAATAGAGGTGTAGAAGGATCTACGCCGCCGGGCCAACTTGTATACGTATCGTATTTAGAAAGGGATGCGGGTTGCGGGGGCGCAGAAATAACCATTGTCTACTTGGTACATATATATTTTTCGTACTATTAAAATTAAAATACTCCCTACCGATAAGGATGATTGTAACCGAGGTGCTGTTAGTGAGCATACTTCTTGCGACAGTTATGTTATTAACAATATTTCGTCGTAGGCTATTGCCGATTGAGAATTTCACATCTGTGATTGCCTACAAAAAACCTACACTCTGGTGGTTTGTTGATGCCGAAACGAATTCCCGAAACTGGTGGGACTTTGGCGCACGTAGTTCGGTTGAACCAAATCGTGGATATTTACAATTGGCGTTAGAAGCGGTCAAACGCACTCAGGGACGTGATTTTACAATTGTCGCGTTGGTAGGTCGGGATGCAGTTATGAATCATGTACCGAATGCACCCCACGCCGCGAAACAATTACCGCCGGCTTTATGGCGTGCGTGGACAATATCAAATTTGCTCGCAAATAACGGAGGTTTAGCAATGGATGGAAATTCAACACTTTGTATTGGTCCCTCTATTTATCCATATGTTGAAACGAAAGAGTCGGGTATATTTGACGGTGCGAACACTCCCGGTTTAGTGGATCCTTCCCCGTATATAGGTTGGTCAAAGCAAGCACATAATAATGCGTGGAAATACAGCGCATCTGTATGGAATACACTTGTCAACGCAGGTCCGCAGACGTGGTCTGCCTCGATAGCACGCAATACACCGCACTATGTATTTCAAAAACAGGTCGAACAAGGATTATCAGTCATAAAGATACAGGACGGAGGTAAATTACCCAATGGAAAGCCACGAGAATTAGACGATTTATTCGGACGTGTAGGAAATCCAGCAAATCCCAAAACCGCAATTGACGACCACGTACTTTTTATACCGTATGATGGTGAAGCATTAGAACGACGTTACGAATTCAATTGGGTATTGAAATTATCGCGTGCCGAATTGCTGGATTCGGATATTGTTTGGACACAATTGTTATAGCAATCCATCCTTAATTGGCATATTATAAACAGGAATTACATTTCGGTTTATAATACTCATATAGTAATATTTTGAGTTTTCCCTAATTAATTATAGTACAAAATCGTACAAGTCGCGAAGATACATTTCGTTCTTCCCTTTCAAAACCATATTCTGTATTAATCGCAAATCACGTTCCATATTGGGACTTACAGTACAAGGATAAGGAGAACTGGCTTTTTTCTTAGGCAAATGAGGCACAAAACTATCAATCAACCGTATTACATCGTCCGGTAATCGTGCAGCAATAGCATTCGGTAGTTGAGGCTTCATCTTTCCTAATGAGCGTTTCGGTTTTATTAGGTTTGGATTAAGGGGGCTAACGCCCTCCTTTTGAACCCCTTCCAATGCTATCCGGAAATTGAAATTGTCACTGTAAGCAATTATAAACATGAATTAAATCCATTTTCATAATACTAATTTTGCGTATAGCACGCTATTCGCACCCACACATAGAAGCCGGTAAAACATTCGTTGTTTGCGCAGGTGTTACAGTTGTCGTGCCCTCTATGACACAGCACGCGGCTTCCTCTGAATTACGCATAGCAGCCGCATATACAGCAATACCTTGATGACGTAAAGTCGTATTCCATTCAGAACGATTGTTTGAATCATAGTGACTCAGAGTTCCACGACCGGCTAAAGCAGCGACTTGGACAATACGTGCGGATTCGGGTTTCGCACGACCACCAGGATGAACCGCCGGGACTATCTCAACCCCACAGCATTTACGTTCTTGTTTCATATTGCGTAAGCGTTCATAATTACTCAGCGGAATGACATTTGTAGATTGTTTTGGTTTGTAGGATTCAAAACGTCGCGGGTCTATAAATTCCTTGGGGCAACACACAGTATTGTTTTGCGCCATATCTATTCAGGTTATTTAAAAGAATTCAAGTCAATAGGACTACGGACGCCTAAATCACCAGGCATATTACCGCCAGGTAAAAAATCAGCATCTCCAAAATTCGCCAGTGACCAACCGTAATCGGGTTGTTGAAAATTCGGCGTTTTTACGGGTGCGTTTGGTAAAACAGATGCCGTAGGCACTTTGGGAACAGTAGGGGTATTCATAAATATCTCATTTTTTGGAATAGTAGGAGGAGCAGCAGTAGTCGCAGTAGTCGCAGTCGCAGTAGTCGCAGTAGTCGCAGTAGTCGCAGTTGAATCGGTTTCTTCTGCGAGGGAAGCGACAGGAGCGACAGGAGCGGTAACTAAAGAAACCGATAGAGGAGATGTAGGAAGTGTAGGAAGTGCTAGATTCACAAACGTTTCCAACATTTCCAGTGATGTTCCTTTTGCCGATTCCATATTTGCCAAAGCAACGAGTTTCTTGGGTTTCTTCTGAACCATATGCGCGATTGCCAGTTCTTCGTTCTTAAAATGCATGCACATACTTTCCATGACTTCCGCAGGTGTAAAGACAGAATCCAATTCCGCAGGAATAGACTGAATAGTCAAGGAGAGTGAATAAAACTTATTCATCATATCTAAAATAAAGGCACGCGACGCATTCTGAAAGTCGATCGTTACATCAATACGTCCAGGGCGCACTAACGCCCTATCGAGTTTATCCGGAAAATTACTCGTTATGACTAAAATACGCCCTGGGGTTTCTAACACTCCATCCAATAAATTCAGCAGAAAACTCAGCGTCACAGCATCACCGTCCTTCGTAATTTTCCCCCCTGTCATTGTCCTATCCATAACAACATCAGTCAAACAATCAATATCCTCTATAACATAAACACGCCGATTGAGGGGAATTTTAAGCGTCTGCTTATTACCATCCGGTCCCTGTACAACAACGGTTTCATTAAAGAATAGATTTGTCAGTTGTCGTTGGCTTGTATAAGGTCGCAATGACAAGTTAAATATGTGCCGATGCGTATCTTTCGCAATCGCCTTAATTGTTGATGTTTTCCCAGCGCCTGGTACGCCGTGAAGCATAATACCCAGACTGTGAGGAATTCCGCGTTCCATATACCAATCGGGGTGCTGTATAAATAAATCAAGGCGTTCCTTGAGTTCGTCCACGTGGTTGCCATAGACATTTGAGAAACTTTTACTCGTTTTGAATTCATTCATATTGAAAAGGAGCATTTTAGGCATATTTTCCCAACGGTATGTTTGCTTCGGAGGACCGCCATTCGTATCTATCTCACACTGTACAATAGGTTCAACCGGAACTTCGTTGAAGTAATAGATTCTATTGCCGAGTTTATTGTTCTTTTCGAAAACATAATTGCTATGAACTTCATCTACCCACTGTCTAATTTCGCTAACTTTGAGAACAGAACTATATACTACAATTTCTAGAATACTTCCTTCATCGGTCGCACCCGTTTCCTTTACACGCGCTTTGAGCAACGGTGTAAGTACGATTTCTTCTGTACTATTGAGCGTGTAACGCGTATCCATTTTTACGTGTTTTGCGCTATCCAGTGAGCATAAATAATCAATAACCGCATCGACTTTTTCAACATACAAGTTGTCGGTTTTATCGGGTTTCTCCTGGCTATCACCCTGGAACACACGGGTCATTGAAATACTGTTCAATGTCTCCTTGTCTTTCTTTGATGAATCAATGAGGGGCATCCACGCATCGCGTTTGGGTTTAAAATAGGATGAACTGATTGTTTGAAACCATGATAGTACTTGTGGGGCATTCCGAAAAAGGGCTTCAACTATATTCATAAGAAGCATACTATATACGATTGTAAAGATATCTTGGTTCCCACCGGATTTCATCATAAACATTGTCATAATTTGCGTTTTCAATTGCGACATATCCATTGTATTCTGCTGTGATGTTTGCAACAGATGTATTTAGACTAGGGTTGGGATAGTGTTGGATAACAATAATGGACGCGTTATCTTTGCGGAAAAAATGAAACCGACGCAACCCAATATTACCAAACGATACAACAATGCTTCATACATTTCATGATGGTTCTCATCTATGTATTATAGGCGCTCGCGAGTTAATTGCGATTCAACATGGAAAGGAAATCGTGTGATCAACCATGCACACGTTGCGGACATTAAAGCCGCAATTCACGATATTCGGTCATTGGATAGTGGATTCAAAATAGTAGATATTGAAGAAGCAGACGCAGCAGGGGCTATTCATATACAATCTTATATTATTGATGGACAACATCGTACAGAAGTTCTACGTACACATTTCCGCGACAACTTATGTGAACCCGATTTTGATGTAGTTATACAAAAGAAGAAGGTCGCCTCTGAATACGAAGCAATCGCATATTTCAATGCGATAAACAATACAAAACCAATTCATTTCTCAGAACCGAATATTATCGCGAATAAATATATCAGTCTGCTTGAACAAACATTCAATACGCCTAAACTTGCTCTTATACGACACGGAAATAGACATAGACCGTATTTGTCTGTTGATAAAGTCCGTGAATATCTACTCAAAAATGAACTAAAGGAATCCGAATCTGATATCAAAAAATTTATTGATAAAGTTGTAGCATACAATACACAACTTCTTCGCGAAGTTGATTTACATATAGCATATTGTAAGAAGTCTGGAGATGTAAATGTTTTACAGCGTTCTTCAGATTTGAAATTTATGTTGGCATTTGACCCTAAACTATCTTGGATTCGTGATTTACTCTAAGGGGTATAAGGTAAGGGATATCTCCCATTTATGGCAATATCACCCAGTCATTGTATTATTTCTATAAAGAAGCATATGTGTTTTCGAATAATCGAACACGATTACGTATGAGTTCATCCTTATTCATTTGCTCTAGCAGATTTTGATGTATCTCAAAATTATCTAAAATATTTTTTGTATATTCAATAATGGTGTCATAATTACTCCAAAAAACAAAAGGATAAATATCCAAATTCTCCATCTTATATGATGATTCGGAAACAACAAGTTTATTAGCAAAGACTAAGCGGTCACACCGAATATGTTCAAAAATGTTGAAACACGATAAATTATGAATATTCAGTATAATTTTACATTTTTTAATGAGTGCATCACGATCGTTTCCCCATCCGACAATATCTATACAATTGAATTTCATTGTTTTAAGTTTTTCAAAAACAATACTTCGTTTAAAGATTAATTCTGAATTGATTAATTCAGATTTGATTAATTCTGATTTTTTGGGAAACGCATTTATAATACCAATATCATATTCGTAAACGTGTTCTTTATTTTGTAACATCAATGTTTCTTTTGCACTGAATTGATAAGGAAAGAGGAGAATAGCAGAATTGTATGTTATATTATGTTGTTTACTAAATTCCTCAATAAATTGAATATTGGAAAGACTATAATCCGCAATGCGTACATTTTTTGCCATCATTTTTAGAATGTGTTCTGCACGGTGTAACTCAGTAAGTTGTTCGACATTCAGAAATATACATCGTTCGGACTTATATACAATCTCTGGAAATATATCAAGGTCAATCCACATCTGCGTAAACACATATATATCATTCGATGCTAGAAATTCAGAAATTTTAAATGATTCAAAAGGAAGCAATGTATAAGTAACATCAAATGTATTAAGATAATCGAGTAAAACATCAATACTAGGTATATAAACTATAATTAAGCGTCTTTGTTTGGCACATTGTACAGATGTATACGAATCCCTAGACAACACGATGGGCAATGTTGTTACAATTTTTTCTTTATCAGCAAACGGAAAAAATCCCTTTGTCTTCAGCATATTTGTTGCGGCTTCCATAAAGTGTTTTGCAAAACGTTCTCCTTGACACAATGTACTCTTTTTACAATCCTCATGAAGAGTCTTGTGATACAGTGATATACGGTGTTCATCGTTTGCTAAATCAATAACTTTTTGAACATAATCATCTTCAGATGTCGCAATAAGTTCTGGGTGTCCAATTTGTGTAAGAATACTTGCTCCAATACGTGATACGTAATCTTCACCGAGTAGCGTCACATAGGGTGTTGCGTTGTATAAGGATTCAATACTAATTGTTCCACCGTTATACGGGAATGTATCCAACGATATATCAGAATTATTGTAAACATCAAAGTATTTCGCGATTTGTACTGTATTTACGAATTGAATACGTGACCGGTCAATACCGCACGTATTGAACCACGTTTGAAATAGAAATTCTTTGTAGGAATCATTCGAATATTTAATATACGATAAAACTAATGTGGACGACGGCAAAGCCTTTAAAATTTTAATAACAGCGGCTTTGAATGGCTTTGAGAATTTATCCGGATTGTTTGTAATACAGAAACGTATGTTAGATGTGCGGGCTACTTTACTGGGAGGCAAGTCAATGACCGGTTTGTACGAATGCATGCCACCTTCGATTGTTTGAAACTCTTCAGAAAAAAAATGTTTGGACGATTCTGGTAGACATACAGCATCGCCTAATTTAAAATCTACTGCTTTGAGTGCGGTTGTTCCTGGATATGCGAAATAATTACAAATGACCCGTGCGGGTTTTGTACGTAGAATACTCATTATTTTTGTAGTTGAACATGATGTATGACCACACATATCCACTAAAATATCCAAATTCAATGTTTCAATGGCTTTAATAGAATCCAGAATTGAAAGATTCGTGATTGTTGTGAAATTTGTAACAAATGTATGTAAAAAGAGCGTTGCGGTTGCATCTTTTTCTTTTTCAGGTGTGTCGTTGATAATATAAATATCGACTGGGTATGTTATCAAACTCGGAAGAAATCCATTTAAAATATAGGTTACAGGATGATTTTTAAAATCGCCGGATAGAAATCCAATACGTAATCGTGGATTACATTGTTTTGTAAATGGTACAATCGTATAGGGTTCAATAGGTATGAGTTGCTCATAACTCAAACATTCTTCCATATACTGTGAATCTTTGAAGTCATAATTGTTTGTAAATATTAAGTTCGATATTGCGTGTTTCAAGAAAAATTCATTTCCTTCATTCTTTATGTCTTTCGTTCTGAACATCTGTATCAATTTTCTATATGAATTTGTAGCTTCTTTTGAACTACCAATCATAGATAATAAGGTTGCTAATTTTATACAAATATCCGTCATAAGATAAATATTCGCGTAGGACGAATCAATAAGTGGTGCATTGCTCATCACATGCCACATAAATTGTAAGAGTGCAAGTTGTTCAAACACCGCCAGTTTTTCATAATGTTTTAAGAGCATTCGTAAATAATTTGTTTCCATTGTAAATTTGGACATATAGACTTTGACCCAATGAAACAATTGTTCCGCATTACCAACCATATCATAATATTGAATAATATTGGAACATGAACCACTTGACTCTTTGATTTTCCATGATTGTAAGTAGCATTGTTCAGCATTATGAGTGAAGCCAGGGTTATTGTAGTACGAATTTCCCTGTTTTAGAAAGAAAATTGCGGCTTGCGTTGAGGATTCAAAAAATAACGGCATGGATTCTGAGATATAGACCCGCAGTCTGTAGTTATTCATTCTATCAATTTCTTGATTACGTAGAATAGCAAATCGTTTCTTCGTTCGAAATGTTTCACAATTTTCAATAAATGCATTGGCAAGTTTGGCATAGGAATGTTTTTCACGTATGCGTTCAGACAGTTCTTTTGACTGT